TGCCATTGATGAACATCCATAGCTACAAAATCATTGTTTCTTAAATCAATTGCTACACCATATTGAGGAAAGATTGTATATCCGCCATGATATTTTCCCCTCTCAATAACCGTAAGATTACCAAAACCATCTTTAAAATCACCCGCATCTCTATGCATCGCTGTTCTAAAGTTACGATTAATTGTTACTGTGCTAAATGATGTCTTTGGTATTTTTAAAAGCGGTTTAGTATCTGCTCTACTCAATTGTTTATTATGGGCTTCTGGTATTAATTTTTGGAACAATTTATCAATATGCTGAATAAAAGGTAATCCTTCATTATATTTTTCAAAATTCGTGCGAGTGAAATGAGTTAATCTACAAGGTAAATCGGCAAAATTCTTACCACTTTCATAAAATCCAATCGGATTACTAGCTACTTGATTATTTACTTTCATCTTTGATACTCCACTCGATTTTTTAATGATTAGTTGTATTAAATCTTCTTTATTTAATCCGTCTTTTAATTTAATAGATAATTCTTCACATTTAGATATTAATTCAGTTTCATCTAATGGTGATAATGATTCATACATTTCTAATCCTTTAGGGTTTAAATAACCTGTTGACCATTTTTTAGTATCAACAAGTTTACGTTTTCCCCAATATTGACTATTAGTATCTATATGACCCGCCGATGCTCCTCTTCCTCTACTTGCTTTTGCTAAATCTTTATATGAATCCCAACCGATTTTTATTAAATCATCAGGAATAACATTTTTCTTGAATTTTAATAATAAGTGTTTATTACCTTCGTCATCTAATCTATAAACATCCGTGTTTGAATTTACAATAGGATATTTTATATCACTTTCTTCAAACCAATGTCCTTCTTTCGCTTTTATTTCATCATCAGAATATAATTTTTTAACGATTAATACTTTTGGTCGTGGCATAGATCTTTTTATAATCCTATGAAAGAAAAAAATTTAATGAAATTATAAACGAGTTCATAAATTTGATCTCTGTTTGTTTTCATTAAAACAACATATAAGCTTACAGAGAGAGAGAGAAAAGGCTCGCATCTTCGACACACAGAACAGGGATGAATACATCTTTGGATCTCCTTAGCGGGGTCGCTGCCCTCACCCAAGCTCAAGAAATTCTCCATGAACTCGGCGTCCCACGTGATATCAATGCAGATTGGGAAACTTTCAAGGAAGATATTAATGGTAGGTCTGATAAAACAATATTCAGGGGGCATCACCGACCCGAGCCGCGATACAAGGATCCCAATAGCCTACACGGTTATGAAATTTCATGTCAATCACCTGTTACGCTTTTGAGAGCACAGGGTTTCCCAGCTAGTAGTTTTACAAGTGCTATCTTGTGTGACTATGACCCTGTTAGAGAGGCCAATATTATGTTTGAGGTTTATAGGGGGGATGGACAATACTCTTGTCACACAATGAGAATGTCCAAACTTGAGAGATTAATCTCGGAAGATAAAATCATCATAAAAAAAATAATATAACTCTTTAGTATAGATGCCCATTAGAAAAGGTAAAAAAACAAAAAGGAAAATTAAAGAGAAAATGATAGTTCATCAGATTTTTTTTAATATTGGAAAAGGTGAATTAAATGAAATACCGAGATTTTATAAATGTCACAAGAATAATAAATCAAAGTGTCAAAAACAAGGTATTCAGTATAAATTATGGACAAGAAGTATGGTTGAAAAATTATTAGATAGGAAAGAAAATCATAAATACAAAAGGGTTTATTATGATTTTGATCAAGATATTATGCGTATAGATTTTGCGAGATATCTTATCTTATACCGATTTGGTGGAATTTATGTTGATTTAGATATATGTATGATGAATAAATCTATCAAACACTTGTTTAAATTACCTTACTTTTTTGTAAGATGGTCGGATGATCATTTACCTTACAATGCGCTTTTAGGAACTCAAAAAAATAATCCTTTATACAAAGAAATATTAGAACACTGTGAAGAAAGTTATTATGAAAAACTCCAACAACCTATCTATAAAACTTGGAAAGGTAGATTTGTATTTCAAACAACAGGTCACTTTATGTTGCAAAGAGTCTTAAAACGAAATAAAATAACAGATTTTTTAGATATTGTTAAAATTCATGCCAAAGATGGTAGAGTTGTTCAGGGTTCAAACCCTCTTTTTGAAGATACTAGTGCTTCAGTATGGTATGATAAAGCATAAATTTTATTTTTTAAGAATTTGATATAAGAAATATAAAATAATTATTAATACAGCTATTTTAAAACAATAATCACCAAATACTTTTGTATCGATTCCATCTGTATATAAACTTAATGCTTCTTCATAAGTATATTCTTTTTTACCTGTTTCGCTATTCACTTTATTATGAATATCAATTACCCATCTGACTAATGAATCTCTATTTGATAAATGATTATCTATATGATATTTTATTAAATTATGAGAATAATTATGAGCACATTTTGCACAAGGTAATATATGTTGTAAAGATGTATAAAAAGTTTTATAGTTCTTTTTATCTTCTTCACTCGGATTACTAGGATAACCTAAAGAAACATAATGTAAGAATTTCCATCCGTGGGGCCCCCATATACTTGGTTTAATTGATACTTTTGTTGGATTTCCACCGTTGACCATTTATATATAAAATAATATATATAATTTAAAAAGAAAACTCATAATATTTAATAAGAGTTATGTATTGTAATAATTGTGGTAAGAAAGGTCATATGTATAAAGATTGTAAATACCCTGTAACTAGTTGTGGTAATATAATTTTTAGAGATGATTTAAATGAACCTAAGGTATTAATGATTCAGAGAAAAGATTCGCTTTGTTATATTGATTTTGTAAGAGGTAAATATGATAATCGTAATTTATCATATATGCAAACTCTTATAGATAAATGTAGTGTTGGTGAGAAAGATAGATTATTAAATATATCTTTTAAAGAATTATGGAAAGATTTATGGTTACTAGATGATGATTTTATAATGAATGATGATCATTTTAAATGTTTAATAAAATTTAACAAGATTAAAGAAGGTTTTAAAATAGATAATATACTTATTAGTATCAAAATATTAATAGAAAATAGTCAATATAAATATCCTTATAGTGAATGGGAATTTCCTAAAGGAAGACGAAATATGAATGAAAATGATTTTGAATGTGCGAAACGTGAATTCAGGGAAGAAACTAATTATAATAGTAATGATTATGATATTATTAATAATATATCTCCTCTTACAGAAGAATTTTTAGGTGAAAACAATGTAAGATATAAATATATATATTTTATCGGTAAACTTAATAATTATGATAAAGTTTTAATCTTAGATTCTAATAATAATGAACAAATAACTGAAATAAAAGATATCCAATGGCTAACTAAAAATGAGGCATTAAATAAATGTAGAGACTATCATTTCAGCAGAAAAGATTTAATAATAAAAATATTTGACTTTATAGAAATTACAAAAAAAGAAGAATATAGTTTAATCAGTTAAATTATTTATATCTATAATATATTAATATGATTGATTTTTATCTGAAAGATAAATCATTAAATACAGAACGGAAAATAAATGAATGCTATGATTATTATCTTAAAAGAAATTTAGATTATGAAAAAATATATGAATATTATGATAAAATATCAAGAATAAGACCTGAACTTGATAAAGACGATAAGAATATATTTTTTAAAAAGAATGGTTCATTGAAACGGATAGAAACAAATTTTATGAAAGAGTGTTTATTAGAAAGTTTAAAACGATTAGTTAATAATAAATGTAATATAGATATCATAGACGAAGAATCAGAATTAAATGATGATATTATTACTTATATGAAAGGATCCAAATCTAAAGATGATCATTTTTATAATTATCCAGATGTTTATGAAGAAGATATCGCAGATAAATTATATCAAAAAGAAGAATTTAATAGACATATAATTCAGAAAGAAAGTGGAGATATAAAAGATAAATGTGATAATGACTATTTTGAATTAGCACCTCATCAATTATTTTTAAAAAATTTAATGTCTCCGAATACTAATTATTATGGATTATTAATTTTTCATGGCGTTGGTGTAGGGAAATCTTGCAGTGGCATATCAATCGCTGAAAATTTTAGAGATGTCTATGGTAAAGAAGAAAATAAAATTATTATACTTGCTTCTCAAAATATACGTATTGGATGGAAAAATACTATTTTTAATCCGAGTAGAGGCGATAATCAATGTACAGGAGATAGTTATTATTACGATAATGATGATGAAAAAATAGAAATTAATGATAAATACGCAAAAAAACAAATCAAAAAATATTATGAATTATTTGGTTATGCAGCTTTTGCGAATAGTGTTAAAAAAATGTTAAAAAAATATACCAAACATTTAACCGACGAAAAAGATATTTTTAATGAACAAATATCTCTTATAAAGAAAAATTATTCAAATAGAGTATTAATCATTGATGAAGTTCATAATATAAGAAGCGATGAAAATGCAAAAGAAAGCCGTGATACAATACACTATATTGAAATGGTAATTAAATACAGTGATAAATTAAGATTAATCTTATTAACAGCGAATCCTATGTATAATATTAATACTGAAATAGTATGGATATTAAATATGTTATTAATGAATGATAATAAATCCACTATTTCAGAAAAAGATATCTTTAATAATTCAGGTGATTTAATAAATCGTGAATTATTAGAAAGATCATGTAAAGGATATATTTCATATTTAAGAGGTGAAAATCCTGTATCTTTTCCTCTAAGATTATATCCTAATCATAGTCAAAAGAATATAATAGATAATACTAATTCCCCTCTTTTAGATATATTTAATAAAAGAATACAAGATGAAAATAAATTATCATTTTTAACTTTGTATGGTTCATCATTAAAAGGTCATCAAAAAGATATTTATATGAATGAAATAGTTAAATATGAAGGATTAGATAATTTAAAAATTGATATTGAAAATAAATTATTACAATTATCAAATATAGTTTATCCAGGTAGTAGTATTGATTTAAATGATCTTTATGGTGATAATGGTTTAAATAATAGTATGAATATTGTTAAAGATGTTTATAGTTATAAATCTGATATTTTAAGTGAATATGGTGAATATTTTCATAAAGATATTATTGGAGAGTATTCATCAAAAATCGAAAATATTTTAAATATTATTTCTAAATCTGACGGAATTGTATTTATTTATAGTAATTGGATTAAATCTGGTATAATACCTCTTGTATTAGCGTTAGAACAAAATGGATATACTAAATGTGATGGTAAAGAAGTATTAAAAAATAGTAAAAAGTTAAATAAAATATCTTATGAAGGTAAATACAAAGATGAATATGATGATAGTAAGGATTTTATATCTGCGAATTATTTAGTTATTTCTGGTTCAGATTTAAAAAGTAATAATTTAGAAGAAGATTTAAAAATATTAACCTCAAAAGAAAATAGTTTAGGTGAAAAGATTAAAGTTGTTATAGGATCAACGGTAGCAAGTGAAGGTTTAGATTTTAAGAATATCAGGAGTATTCATATTTTAGAACCTTGGCATAATATTAATAAATTAGAACAAGTCATTGGTAGAGGTATACGTAATTGTTCTCATAAAAATTTATATAGCCAAGATAGAAATGTAACTATTTATTTACATACATCTATGACAGATGATATAGAAACTATTGATACATATTTATATAGATATTCTGAATATAAAGCAAAACAAATCGGTGAAATAGAAAATATATTAAAAAAAAATAGTATTGATAAATATTTCTTTGTAAATGGTAATATTTATAATAAAAAAGATATTGATAATATAAAAATAAAACCTGCTTATCGTAATAGTTCTTTAATAACTTATGATAGAAGTGATAAAAAATATTCTAGAGTTTGTTCTTTTTCCGAAATATGTAATTATATGAAAGATGATAAACCAGATGAATCTTATAAAATACCTGATTCTAATAAATATGATACTTATCAAATAAGATATAACTATTTTACTATTGAAATTTATAAAAAAAGAATTCATAATTTATATCTAAAAAGTGTTTGTTATAAGTTAGATGAAATTATAAAAAATTTTGATGAATACAAAGATTATTATTCACAGATATTATATCACGCATTAAGAGAAATGATTTCTGAAAAATATTTATTACATAATCAGAATGGTGATAAAGGATATTTAATAAAATGTGATAAATATTATTTATTTCAACCTTATTATAATAATGATATTTTATTACCTACTTATTACAGAATTAATAGTGGTAAAATGAATCATATTAATTATGAATTTTATGAAAGAGATAAATTAAAAAATATGTTTTTAATGGATACACATGAATTTAGTAGAGAAACTATTTTAGAAACATATGAGAAATTAACGAAATTTAAATACAGTGAAGCTCCAGATAAACATAAATTAAGAAAAGATAAAAATCATGAATTAACTATCTTTGAAATGTTGAAAGTAGATGGAGATAATCTAATTACATTGGGTTATAGATTCGACAGATTAAATATAGATGATAAACTTGTCTTATGCTATGTAGTATTAACAGCATTATTATATGGTGATATTATAGAAGGGATGGATAGTAAAATAATAGATGATTTAATAGTAGTCATCGAAAAATTATTTATTTATTCAGATGGAACTAAATTTTATTATAAGGAAAAGTATGAAGATAGTCTTAAAAAGGATTTGGTAGGATTTTTCTTATTTAATAATGATGAAAAAAAACCACTCTTTTATAATTATAATGATAGAAAAGTAGAACCTTATAATAAAGTTGATGAAATGGATATTGTAAGGATGATAAAAAAATATCAAAAAGATAAAATATTATCACCGAAAGGATCTTGGGGATTTACTACTTATTATAAAAGAATTAAATATAGTGATCCTATATTTACTCATAATGGTATTGTATTAAAAGTAATTAAATCTACAGATAAATTAAAAAAGAGTTATGTTTATCCTAATGGACCAGGTATAGTTATTCAAGATCAAGGGTCATCTGGTGAATGGAATAGTAAAGGAACATTAGAATTTATTAAAAATGAATATCCTGAAATATATGATTCATTCGGTAAAGAAGATAAAAGTTTCTTAGAAAAATGCGGTGAAAAGGGTAGAAAAAGTGAAGGATCAAAAAGATATTTAGTCTGTATGATAGAATGTATCTTAAGAATGCAAGGTAATCTTATACAAAATGATTTAATCTTTGTCAAATATTATTAACGTTTTTTAGATTTATTTTTATATTTACGCTTAAGAGTTTTCTTACGTTTATGAGATTTCTTATGTTTGATATGCTTATGTTTGCTTCGCTTAAGCTTATGTGTTTTACGTGTCCGCTTATGTTTTCTTTTACGTTTACCACCACCCACCGAAGCCTTTGCACCCTCAGGAGCAGCCGCAGCCGCAGCCGCAGGAGCACCCTCAGGAGCAGCCGCAGGAGCACCCTCAGGAGCAGCCGCAGCCGCGGTTGCCATATCAGCTAGATCTAGCAATTCTAAGGCACGTCTATGGTATGCTCTACCTCTCGTTTTAAATTTTTCATCTTCATGACTATATAGAATTTTCGCTACTATAATATATAATTCGACAGCATTAATGAATTTTTCTCGAGCATCAATGAATTCTCCTTGATTATAAAGGGATTTTCCTTGATTATCAAGACTAATAGCAGCAGTTGCCGTTTCCCTCAGGTTTGCCCGCTCATCTCCACTAACCGCAGCTGAAGAAGCAGCCGGAGTCGGGGCCGGATCAGCAGCAGCAGCCGCCGGAGCCGGATCCTGAGCCCGAGCCGCAGCCGGAGCCTCAGCCAAATCAAGCATAACTAATTCTGTTCCATCCGACAGCTTGACTTTTTTTCCATTTCCTTTCACTAGTTTATGACATTTAGTAGGTATATCTTTTAAAATATGCCCTTTTAAGAGTTTTTCCGCAGCATCTATGCGGCGTTTATGAAATGTTTTGTCCCTGATTGCTTTTAAACAATTATTATACAAATTTATGAGAGCCAGACAGGGCATAGGTTGTTTCCTTTTTAATTCTAATAATGATTTTTCATGTGTAGCTGTTATCCCATCGCGGGCTGCGTTGGCATAATCATCTAAAATTCCTGCTATATCATTTTGCGGTATCTGTTGTATAGTCGACTCCAATGCTCCTCGCATCCTTACTTCTTCTTTAGTTAACGCTCTTTCCATTTTATAATATATAAAATAAAAAAAATTTGATTTAAATATAAATATAATTTTAAGAATGCAATGTAATCTTATACAAAATGATTTAATCTCTGTTAAATATTATTAACGTCTTTTAGTTTTCTTTTTATTGCGTTTCCTTTTCTGTTTTTTAGATTGCTTATATTTTCTACGGATTTTAGATTTCTTTTTTTTTCTATATTTGCCGCCACCAGATATATCAATGTCTCTTAATGTTTCTTCTGCTTCCAATGTTTCTTTATCTTTTGGTGGATATGTAAGATTTATAAAATAGTTTTTATTTATTTCTTTTATATATTCAACTATTTTAATTAATAAATTGATATCAAAACTTATAAATAAATCACTATTTTTAAAAACTTTGGCAAGAGATAAAAACTGCCTGACTTCATATAAATCCCTGTATATTTGTTCTTCACTTGGTTCTAGACCATCTTCCCATCCAATGGACACCGAATAATCATCTTTAAATATTTTCCCACTCTGAAGCTTGAAATATTTACCATGTTTTTTTCTGCATATGAATTAGGAATTGGCCATACTTTTCCAATAATTAGTCTATGTCGATAATCAAAATATCTCGTTTGCTGAATCTTATTAACTCTTATTATACCATCCATAAATAATCCTCTATCATCATTATTATATATATAACTTCTTCCAATTTTTGGCGTTTCACGACCTTCCATATATTATAAAATATTATATAAAATTTGATTTAAATATAAATATAATCTTTCATTATAAAGATGAGTGATTATCAAAAAGAAATATTATTTACAACAAGTATTCAATTAAATTCTAATGAATGTAGTCGTTGTAAAAATATTGATGGATTAATTAAATATAAACTAAAAAAAGAACATGAAAAACTATGTAATAAACATGGTTATGTATTAGAAAATACATTAAAAGTAGTGAAACGTTCAATCGGTAAAGTAGTTACACACGATAATCAGAGCATGATTGAATATAATATTACAATGAAATTAAATGTTATTTACCCTTGTGAAAAAGATATCTTTGCTGTTAAAATTGATAATATTACTAAAATGGGTGTAATTGGTTATTTAGATGTTTCAGAAGATAAATATAATATTGAAAATTCACCTATCTTATTTATAATTCCTTCAGGATATATTGAAGATATAGAATCATTAAAAAAAGATATGAAAATTGAAGTTGAAGTTTTACAAAGTCGAATTAAATATAAATCGAAACAAATACAAGTTGTTGGAAAACTGAGTAATTAAAGTATTAAGTAAATAAATCTAGTAAGTAAAAATATTAATATAATTTTATCTCAATATATAAATATGGAAAAAAGAAAATATTTATATTATCATTTAAAAGATATAGATAAAAATAAAAACAATCTTATCTATAATTATATCATTGATAATAAGATAGATCATAATGAAAATAATAATGGTTTATTATTAAATTTATCTCAATTATCAGAAATTCATATTGATGAATTATATAAATTATACAATCTGAAAGAAAAATATATAGATTATGAATTTTCACAATTTCAAAACGTAAAACCTGAAAAGAAAAAGGAAAAGAAGAAATTTTATAAAAAATATGAATTAAATAAATTAGAAAAATTAATACTCTCTTATAGTTAGGATTTTTTGTTAATTAATAAATTTGATTTAAAAATACATTGATAATATAGATTATAAGATGATTTCAGATTTACTCAAAGATTTAAACGTAGATTGTAAATTTACAAATGATATTAAAGAATCTAAATATATTGAGAATACAAAAAATAATACTTCTATGAATACTACTACTGCGATTACTACTACTAAACAAAGTTATTATCCAACATTTATTAAATGTATCATTTCAGAGTTTGATCCTATATATGGTTCATTAAGTGAAGAAGAAAAGAAATTATATTTCTCAAAAAAGATTATGGAAATTTGTTCAGAAATAGATGAAAAGGAAGAATATTTTAAAAATTATAAATTTCATAAGTCATTAAAATCTCATAGTGTTCAACAGGGATTACAATTATTTGATAAACGTATCAATCATATTTCAAGTTTATATTATCTGAATGAATATTATAAAAGACATTTTGTCATTGTTTATGAAAATATAGCTTATACGACATGTATTAAAAATTATCCTAAGATTTATTTAAGATTTGATAATCATAAGGTAAAAGTAATAAATGGCTGTGATTTTCCAGAAATGAATATTAAAAACTTATTTGAAAAATCTAAAATCGTTGATGATGTAAAGAGAGATATTAAGGGTATTTATAATGCTTATCTAGAAGCGATCGGTAAATATAAATTAGATGATTTAAAAAAGATAGCTTTAGAGTGTAATATTGATTTAAAAGATGGTCAAAAAAATAAAACAAAGGGTGTATTATATGATAGTATAAATCTTTATAAGTTAGATTGATGTTTTTTGCCATGTTAGTTTTTCCATTTTAGTGTGTCCTTTAATTCTCTGATTTCCGCATTCATCTTCTTTAAATCGGCATTTAATTTATCTTTTTCGGCAATTTCATATTCTGTTGCCTCTTTTTTTATTATTTTGTCAATTAGTTCTCCTAATCTCACATTTCCTTCCTCTTTTTTTTTAATTTTTGAATATATTAGTTCCCTATTTTGTATTAGTTCATTATCTAAACTAATTCCAGTACCCGCCCTTGCTCTCTCCATGGTCGTTTTAGGTTCTACACCCATTCCCTCTGATTCTACACCCATACTCTCTGGTTCTACATCCATGCTCTCTGGTTCTACACCCATACTCCCTGATTCTACACCCATACTCTCTGGTTCTGGTTCGTCACAATTCTCATCTGTAATTCCCTTATTCAGATAATCAAGAAGCTCGTTATTAATGACTGTGAATTCCGAAGAGTTATCACTATATGCTGTGTGCGTGTTAATACCGAAGATAATTGGAACTTCATAATTTCCATTATCAAAGCCTGTGTACTCAGGGATTCTCATTAACCTCGATACCTTCACCTTGTCCCTGGGAGGCGATAGTTTTATTACAGTTGGAACATATTTATCTTCTAATCCTTGAAGCTGTTCAGAATGGAAACTCCACTTGAATATGTTACCCTCTGGTGGTGAAGAACCACCGACATCGTCCTCAGTGAGTTGTTGACCAATATTCTTTTTTATCTCTTTGTTTTTATTATCGAAATAAAATCTATATTTTCCTCCATGATTCACTACATAAAGTATACATTCTCGCAATGAATTCAAGCGAAAATATTTTTTTTTATATAAATGAAACTTTTGTATGATTTTACCTAAATCACCTTTAACTCTCCTAGAAGAAGCATAAGCAGTAGCACCAGCACCAACAGCAGTACCGATTGCGGCGGCGGCGACCACCGGCAAAGCACCACCTTTTTGCGATGCATATTTATTAGTAGCTTTAGATTTTCTATTTTTTAATCGTTTTGTCTTTTTATTTCTCCCTTTGTCTCGTCTCTTTTTGGTCTTGTATTTATTATTTTTGCGACTTTTAGCCATTTATAACATTGTAAATATTTTTTTTATTTTAAATTTGATTATTTTTTTTCATTTATTTAAAAAATATAAGTATATCTAATAATATAAATGAATATATTAACTACGAATAGAAAAGGTGGACCTTATGAATCTATCAAAGAATTTTTAAGAAAATCATTAGTAAATTCAGAATATGAATTAGAATGGATATATGGATCTCATCCTAGAAATAGTTTAAAAAAAGAAGAATTTTTAAGAGTTTTAAATTTCTGTAGACAAAATTATAAATTTGCTGGAGAAAGTAGTAATCTAGATATAAGATCACAATATGTCAGATTAGATAAAAGTGGTTTAAGTAGTATCAGATGTAGTATTTCGGGTGTTCAGAATATTAAGAAATACTGTAAAACAAATTCAATAGTAGATATTCCTACAGTAACATTTATGAAAAAAGTATCAAATAAAGATGATAAAAATCCATCATTAAGTTTTAATCAGATAGTAAATACAGATTATAATTTCAGAATAAATCTTAAAAAAGAAATTATTTTAAACGATGATGATAAAGATTTAATAAAGTTTAAAGATGAGTTAAAGGATTCATTAAAATATTATCGTTATAAAAAGAGATTTTCATTCAAGACAAATGATAATTTATTTAGAATTGATATTACAGCCGTGAAATCTAACTCTTATAATCCTAAACGTAAAACATATAACTTAGCAAAGAATTTAGTTGATTCTAGGATTCTTACAGGTAAAGAAGTTTATGAATTAGAGATTGAATATATAGGAAATATAAAAATAAATGGTGAATATCCGATAGTAGATTTTTCTAAACGAGTTTTTAGTGATTGGTCAAAACAAACAATGAGCGATGAAGATTATGAGGCTCAGATTGCTTTAATAACAAAAGTGGATGAAAGTATGGGGTTTTCACCTGAGGGTTCAAATCATTATTTAGGTGATCTTAATGATGGTTATGGATTTTTAAGTGAATATGAATCGATAGATCCAGAAGAACCTATACATGAAGAAGTTGTAGTAGAACCCAAAAATACTATGAATACACCTTGGACTAAAGCAGCTGCTTTAAAAGGGGATCCTATGAATTTAATTTATATGACTCATTGGCATTATGATAAGAATTGGTTTTTATTTTGGTTGATTAAAGAAAATGATAAAGAAGTCTTATTTGATGGTGTCCAAGAAAATTACACTGCTGATTATGAAGGAGCTCCTCTAAATACAAATTATATAAAATATGTAATATATCCACCTGTTTCAGAAGAAGATAATATTAAAATAGAAGAATACAATGAAATATATAAAAAACGATTAAGTGAAGGTTTTGATGGTGTATTTTATGTTCCTTTTGATTTTATGTATGGTTTAGAAGGAAAAAAAGATGAATTAAAAGCAAGTGCTAAAAAATTACCTTCATGGGCTCCAAAACAAGAGAATAGTTTAACAAAAGATAAACGATTTATAGAATGTATAGAATTTAAATTAAATGAATTAATTGGATTATTATTAAGCGAAATTCAATGTAATAAGTTATTAGTAAGTAATCGAAAATGTGAAAGTATTTTAAAAGATTATAAAAATTTAACTGAACAGAATTCTGAATATATAAAATTTTTAGGTCCTCAACCAGTATCTATGGGTTTAGAGATGTTAAATCCGGATAATCCTCATAATATCTTAAAAGGATATGTTGTAACTGAAAAAGCAGATGGTATTCGTGCTGAATTATATATAGATTTAGATAGCGATGGTTATTTAATTACCCAGAAAAAAGAAATAATATATACAGGATTAAAATTTAATAATTATAAGAATACTATTCTTGATGGTGAATATATTACAAAAGATAGAGATGGTAAAGATATCAAATTATTTATGATATTTGATATTTACTATATGGATGGTGGCGATTATGCTTCTCATCCATATACATATCCTTGGTTAAATAAGAAAGATATACCAAGTCGTAGTATTATCTTAAATGATTTTCAGAATAAAGTTCATATTCATCCTAGTATTATAAGAGATATTAGAGATGGTATTTATAATTTAAGATGGAGTAAAGATGATAAAGAAATTAGAATGAAAGATACAATAAGAATAGGTTATAAGAGATATTATGAAGGCCCTAAGAAATTAATAGCCGATAAAGAAAATCCTTCCCTATACAAGAATTTAGGAGGGATTGGTAAATATTGTAAGAAGATCCTAGATTTAGATAAGAAAGATAATTATGAATATAATATTGATGGTTTAATATTTATGCCTATGAATTACTCTGTATCAAGTGATAGTGAATCGGTTGTTGTAGATAATATTGGTATAACATGGTATCAGAATTATAAATGGAAACCACCTGAAGAAAATACAATTGATTTTAGAATAGAATTTGTAAAAGAAGAAAATAATAAAAATAAGATAACCAGTTTTACTAGACATAATAAAGTCATAAAATGTCAACAAGTTAAATTATATGTTGGTTATGATATAAGTAAAGATATTACTACAGACTTTACATGGAAAGTAATGGGATATCATAACAAGAAACAAAATGAAATATTATTTAATCCCCCTACAGAAAAAGATAGTATTCATCTTTGTAATATTCCTTTAACAAATGATAAATTAATATGTGTAAAAGATAAAACTATTCTTCAAGATAGAGGTATTTATGAAATGAGATATGAACCTAATAATCCATTTGGTTATCAATGGATACCTTTAAGAGTCAGAGATGATAAAACAAGGCCGAATGCAAGTTCAACAGGGGATAATGTATGGAGAACTATTCAGTGTCCAGTTTTAGAGAAATATATTACAGGTAAAGATTTAACTGAAATAGATTTTAAGGATGAAAAAGAAGAGAGTGATTATTATATTGAAGATACTGAATCAGATGCCGATATTTCATTAAGAGAATTTCATAATTATATCAAAGATAAACTTATTCGTAGTATTACATCATTAGGTAATAAAAATATATCCATTCTTGATACGAGTATAGGAAGAGGAGGTGATTTAAATAAATATTTGAGAAGTGAAAATAAGATAGACTTCTTATTAGGATTAGATATTTCAGGTGATATTAATAAATGTGCGAAAAGATATTATCTTAAAAACGAGAAAACAAAAGCATTATTTGTACAATATGATACTAGTAAATCTATTAAAGGTGGTGAAGGATGTGTTGGTGATCATATAGAAAGGAATAAATTATTAATAGATATCTTATATGATAGACAAAGGGCATTACCAAAGGAGTTAAGACCATTAGTTCCTAAATTTAAGGGTTTATGTAAAAAGGGATTTGATATTATATCATCTCAGTTTTCTATTCATTATTATTTTAAAGATGAATTAACTTTAAGAACTTATATACAAAATATATCTGAAAATATTAAAAAAGGAGGATATTTTATAGGTACTTGTTATGATGGTATGAAAGTCTTTCAAATGTTAGATAAAACAGGGGGTCATTTAGAAATGATAGATGAATTTAATAATAAAGTATATAGCATTACTAAAAAATATGATTTAGATGATTTTAATTATAGTAAAGATAATATAGAAAAACTCTTTGGTCAAAAAATAGATGTTTATATGAATAGTATCGGTCAAACTATTACTGAATATTTAGTAAATTTTGAACTATTCATTGAAACGATGAAAGAATATGATTTAGTATTAGCTAAACCTGATGTGAAAAAAGATTTTAAGGGTTTCTTTGATAATAAAGATTTATCATATACAGATGGTTTAGGTGGTTTTGAAAAGATGATAGATAATCTAGAAGGTTTATATTCTAAAGATTTATCATTGAAACAATTCTTTCCTGAAGCATTTGGCTTATTAAAAGAAAAGAATAAATTATTAAGGGATTTAAGTAGTTTAAATAATTGGTTTATCTTTCAAAAGGTATAAATTATTCTCTTTCTCTTATTATCTTTCTCGCAGCCATAGATTAAAAGCCCATTTTTCACCTTTAATAACCGGTAATCCAGCATGTCTTGATTTCTTGTTTAATGAACCATCATCATTTAAATTATTAAAAACAACCATTTTACCCATTTTAGGTTCTACTATAACTGTTTCATTGTATTCATTTAATGAATCAAATCCCGTCCCCCCCCCTTCTATAACATCATTAAGATAAACTAATACAGTTCTTAAACGATTACCTCTTTCACCACAAAAATTTTTATATTTTTCAGTTTCATTCATATCATATGCATCATAATGATATTTATATTCTTCATTTTCATTGTAATGAATTACCTGAAAATTTTCAAAGTGTCTGTAATTACAACCTATCTTTTTAGCTATCTTTTTAGCTATTTTTAAAGTTTCTGGATAAGTATTGTGTGCCATCCAATAGCTACTATTTGTTCTTCCTTTATATTTTCCTGGTTCTAACTCTTTTTCATTGTCCATTTTACTGACACCTGCTAATTTAAGATTATTTTTAGATACTTTTATTATAAATTTACATTCTTTTTCTGATAAGAAATTATCAATTGTATAAATATAGGGATCATTACAAAGAGTATTCATCGGGACATTCATTATAAAATTTAAATATTATATTTTTTAAATTTTTAACTTATTCTATTTTACTTGAGATTTCATATAAATAGAATTTATAATTTGGCATTTGTTTCCCATTAGGGAAAATATAGTTCCTATATAATTATCATTATCTATTTTGTCAATACGAACATTTTTATGTTGAATAGTTCCTTCCGATCTTCCACCCATATTTACATTTATAGGTTTCATTATAACATAATCACCTACATTATAGGTTATTTTGAGGTGATTCCATCGTGGTTTTATTTTTATGCATTGATGCGCGTCCTTTTCTACTTCTTTTTCCACGTTTTTTATTATTTATTTTTCTGGTTTTGTTTCTTTTACCCATTTATATAATAAAATTAGAATAAAATTCATCATATTATTAATTTAAAAACAAATTAAATATATTTTTTATGAAACATTTAATAAGTTGTTCAAAGAGTAATTATACTATAAAAAAACGAGATTTATATATTTTAGAATACCTGAGAAATGAATTAAACTCTACGAAATCTAAAATAGACCGATATTATACTGAATGGGAAAGTGTTAAAAAGATTATTCATGATTATGAATATGTTTATTA